ATGACCACTAACATTTCCATAGATACCCTTTCCCCGATTACTCACAATCAAATACCTGTCGTTACTACCGAACTTCTAGCCAATCTCTATGGCACAGAGCCAGTACGAATTCAGCAAAATCACCAACGTAATAAAGAGCGTTTCATTGAAGGAAAGCACTTTTACAAGGTCGTGGGTGAAGAGCTAAAAAATTTGCGACTATCTTTGAGAGAGTCACAAACTTTGAGGGTTACTTTAAGTAACTCACAAAATCCTGTATCACCAAAAACTCGCTCACTCATCCTCTGGACAGAACGCGGCGCAGCCAGACACGCAAAAATGCTGGAAACAGATCAGGCGTGGGAAGTATTCGAGAAGCTGGAAGATTGCTATTTCAGCCAGAAAGAAAATAGCCAAGAAGTAGCTCCAGTAAAACCACAAACTCATACGATCACCCTGTCAGACGAAGAGTTCTGTTCTCTATGCTATCTATGGAGCACAGCAGACAAAATGCGAACTGACGCTAGGAAACTCTACCCCATACTCGTAGACCTCGGATCAAAGTATGCTGGTCGCTTTTACGACATTGGACACGAGTTCAACTATACGCTAAACAATGCACAGAAAGCTCTAGCGCGTGAATCAATGCGCATTGAGCATCAGCAGCGTATCTCGCAGAACTGGCAGCGCATACTCCCATATCTTCGGGATATTAAGCATTAACCCACCCGATGGTACCCTCATAAGTGAGGGTACCATGCGATCAATAGCTGATCAGAAGCTTCTCAAGTGCTACACTATCCGAGTCTGTTTTCGTCACGGTTAACTGACTAAGAGGCTCTAGATGCGAAAGTTGACAGAGCCTCAATTATTTTTACTTGCTGTGCATTTGCTACATTATGCACAGAAATAAAACAATTACAGGGCCGCTTTATGCTTGCTTCTATACAGTTCCTAAGAGCCTTTGCAGCGCTTATGGTTCTTATTCATCATTCATTTAGATCTACAATTGTTAATGATGGCTTGTTACCTGCGTGGATTTCGAAATCAATTGAACATAACTTCTCAGCTGGCGTTGATATATTTTTTGTTATAAGTGGGTTTGTTATATACTCTTCAGTTATTAAAAATAACAAAAGTTTTCTTGATTTTATTAAAGACAGAATATACAGAGTTGTTCCTGCATATTGGCTATATACATTTATATTTGCATTAGTGCTAATTTTTTACCCTTGGACTCATATTGCAAGTGGTGTTGATTTTTGGCATTTAGTAAGATCTCTATTTTTCATACCGTCAGATAACCCTTCACCTTACGCTGGTAAATTTCCAACCTTAATCGTTGGATGGACTTTAAACTTTGAAATGATGTTTTATCTTGTATTTTCAATGTCAATATTATTTTGTAATAAATACATAATACAAACATGCAGCATTTTAATGATTTTTGTTTATATTATTTCATCATCTAACGAATATTTATCTTTCTATCACTCTACAAGAATTCTTGAGTTTGTATGCGGAATGTGGCTTGCATTACTATACACTAAAAAAAGAAATTTGTTTAGTGGCGACAAAGTAATACACTTATCAATAGTTTTTATATCTTTTTACATATTACTATCTAGTAACGGAGACCCTTTCATATCATACGGGATACCATCAATTGCAATAGTGTATTCATCCATTAGCCTAGAGAGTGAATTCAATAAAGAAACCATAATGTATCACATTGGTAATTCATCATACTCTCTTTACCTAAGTCACAAAATAGTTATATGTCTAATGTTAGTAGTAAGAAAACACATATTTATATCTATGGGATCTGTTTTTATGCTGTCAATATTTATAAGCATATTAATATCTCAGATTTCATATAAATATTTCGAAGTGAATGTAACGAGATTTTTAAAAAACAAATACTAAGAGAAGCCCTCTCGGGCTTCATATTAGAAATTTCTACTTTCTTCAAACCATATGCCGTCAACATTATATAATGTAATCATTTCTGATGCTGATGAGCTTACCCAGTTAACATTATTTTTTAGTCTAATAATTCCGACGTTATTAATTAGCGTTGTGCCAATTACACCTGATCTTACAATTATCCTATCACCTTCCTTTCCGCCAATGAAATTAGAACAACCTACAGTTGTACTTGTTAGCGTATATCTCGTTGAGCCATTTAAATATGTGGTTGCAGTTGATATGTTAGTGTTTGTATCACTCCACCCCACAACATTGTTTATATTAACAAACGGCAATCTACCTAGGAAAGAGTAGTACTTTGATGGGGTTGCGCCACCTGCGTTAATATCTGATAAAGACAGACTAGAAGCCGCATAATTCTGGTTGCATAAATGGTATACGTGTGTTCTTGTTGCCGCGCCTGACACTATCTCATCGCTAACACTAACACCTATAAGTTGCTTAGTACCAAATTGAGCTAGCGCTACCGCCGCGGACCGACCTGCATGGTTATTATCTGAAATATTTATGAATTGCGTATTGTTAACACAGGTATATGTCCTCGTATGCGCGCGTGTGTAAGGTGCATCGGCGGGTATATCAGCAGATGCAAGCCAGTCAGTTTCTATGTAAATATTTGCTACAGAAGCGCCTTGAGTGAAATTATTGCCATTGATGCTGCACCGAATAGCCTCACTCATTCTCACGCAGTATTTCCAGTCACCAAGAATAATGTTACCAGTAATAACAATACCCTCCGCGTAACTAGTTGCTTGTATGGCCGCATCGTCTGAGCTAACAGTTGATGATGTTGTGCTTTGTATGTAGTTACCATGTATATTTATCCACCGATTTGCAGCGTTGATATTAATTGCAGAGCTACCAGCTTCTATCAAGTGATTTCCATATATATTCAGACGTTGGGAATTTGGTGTGATATTCATGTTTCTGTGTGATGGACCTTCAAAATAGTTACCATGAACATCTGCTCTAAAAACACCTCTAGCTATAAAGCTATGAGTTCCGCCAAATGCATAATTGTTCATTACCGATGTGTTTACTACAGTTAAAACAGTAGGCCAAATTGGCTCTCCGGCTACTTCAAGTCCACCGTAGTCACCTGAGATCTGCCCTACTAATGCAATGCCAGTCATTGTTATAGTGCCAGTACCACCATCAGGATCGGCCCCCATAAAAACACAGTTACCTGAAATTACATTGTTCGAACTAACAAAATTACCGCTAATTACTCCAATTCTTATCCCGTAGCAGCTTTGTTTTGTTAGATTTATAATTTTATTGTTATTTATTTTGCTTTTATTTATACCATATACAAGAATTCCTATTGTTGCCTTTCCGTTTGCATCTAGAAAGTTTTCATTAATATCGCAACTGGAACCTACGAAATCATCAGAATTAGTTATCATGGTTTGAGAGTCAGATAAGGCAATAATCCTTAAACGCTCTAAAGACATTAAACCAGTTTTTATTTTTATAGCCTTAGATGTCGCATATGTTTTACCAGTTCCTTGAACCCTCATTCCTTTAGATGCCGCATAATCTATAGCGGATTGAATGGCGTCACTGTCATCAGTCACCCCATCACCAACCGCGCCGTGCATTTCCGGAGTGATCACATGAATATTATCAGAGACTGTACCTCCTCCTATGACTCCCACCAAACCTGCTCCAGCTGGTGAGGCTAGCATAGCCCTAAGTGTTGCATCCCCAACACTCAACCAAGCGCCAACACCGATGCCGCCAGTCGATTCTGGGGTTGATGCTGCAGGAACAGTCTTTGGAAAGGTGCCGTCCCAGCGGTAATATTCGCCTGTGGCCTCAAGTCTCAAAACTTGGTTCGGCAGGGTTAACGTATTGCCGCCTTCGAATGAATCCATTGTGATATAGCCAAATGAAGCGATGGCTTCTTTTGACAATTGGCTAATGCCCTCAATGGTGTAATGCTCTCCACCAAAACGGTCTATATATTTTAACTCACGTGACGTTACAAACTCGTCAATTTTCCCCGCATTAAATTTCAAGTCGCGTGGCGATTCGCTAGGAACTGGTAGATTTGTAGGTTGAGTGGCCATAATTTTTCCATAAAAAACCCAGCCATAGAGCTGGGTTATGAGAGTTGGTGTTGGTTAGACGTTGTAGTCTTGTTTCGCGTCGAAATACTCGTCACAAGTCAGTGAGAATGTACCATCCGAGTTGGGTTTCTTATCTGATACTCGCCAGCGCATCGCCTCCATTTCTTCCGTGGTGGCGATGACATAGCGTGATGGTGATTGAACGTTGTAGCCGTCGAAGATATTGAGAGTGATGTTCGGTACTGCTGCGGTGAATCCAAACTTGGTATCGGTACGCGGGTATGCTCTGATTTTGTCTGTAGAGTTGCCAATCGAGTCTGTAACCCTGACATACATGTCGCCAGCAAAGTTAATCTGCTCACTCGTATCAAAATCATTGCCGTTTCTAGCGACGATGTAACCGGCTTGCTGGTTCGTATCATAGGTATCAGCGACAACAATCATTTCACCGGGTGAAACATACTCACCATCCGCCAGTGTCTTCATGTTCATCTTCATGCGTGAGCTGACCAACCGGTTAACTTCCAGAAGCGCCCTGTCTCTGGCTTGGTACTCATTTCGGCAACCACTCAGCGATATCTTTAGAGGCGATGATGCCGCTTGCTCAACAATTCCCGCGTCATTAATGCGGTACCGGATATAGGTTTTCTTGTTTGTCTTCGGACTGACATACTCGATTTCTACACCGTCATACCCCCCTGGCATCGTCATGTCGTAACTAATCTTGTACTCATCGGCGACGATGTTTGCTCTGTTGAATACAGCAGACGGGAACTCTTTGCGCTCATCTCTTGCGAACGTAAGGACGCCGTCGTCCCAGTACGCGATCACCCTTGCCGCGTTGCAGATAGTCTCAACACGGTTGCCTAGGGAGATATCTTCATCGTCAAACGTATAGTCGAAGTATCCCAGCAACGGATCCGGTAATGACTGATAGATGCTGTAGAGTTCGTACAGGTCTATCGTGTCTGCTGGCTGCTTCCCTATCACTAACCACTCATGAGCAACGGCATCGGCAAAGCTGCGCGAAGGTCTAAGCGTGTAATCAACAGTGCGAGTGTTTATGTCATAGCTGATTGTGTGACGTGTAACGAGTGCGTTGTATTTGCGATCACGAGCCCCTGTTGCTTGCTCTGTTGCCCTCACAGTTACACGAACTAAAGAGTCATCAGGATGTACCTCATTATTTCTAACGCGTACAGAATGTATTTCTTCAAGCTTAAGTACACTGGCATCATTACTATTCTCAAGGCGGTTAAACTGAAGCGCATACCGACCATATCCCGCTGCAGGGGTTATTTTCTTCGTGAGATAGTAGTTATCTGTCTTTGAAACTTCATCAAATCCAGCAGTAAAATGCTCTGTAGTTCCCGGTATCTGAATGTTATCGTCGTCAACTTTCCAGATTGTTATCGCCGTAGATGCCCAGTTTCCATCCCCCAGTTGCGCATTTAAATGGACCCATAGCTGATTTCCCGCTACAGGGGAAAAGAATGGGCCGACAATTAACGGCTGATTATCGTTAAGAATAAACTTAGTGTTGTTTATTGTGGCCGTCGATGGTGTAGTTGATGCGTCAGAACCGCTAAGATTGTTGAAGTAAAATGTGTAGTAATACTCCGGATCTATAACCGAACCATCATCCGTTATCTCTGCATTAATCAGATCGGCATTCAAGGTTATATCTTTTGTTACCGTCCCACTTGCAGTGTTATACGTAACGTTAATGACGAAAGATACAGCATGCGGGAATGACAACCCATAGAAATAATCGAACTCAGATTGCTTAACAATTTTCATGCTGATTTGATTGCCTGAAAATACCCCCTGAACAACTTCGTTAGCGGTTGCGCTTTCAATAGGAATATCTTCACTTTCGTTTGGACCCGGAAATTCTTGTCCGTCTACGTCATCAAACTCAAATCCCTCATAGATTACCGGTATTACTTCGCCCGGCTGGAATACCTGATAGCTTGCACCAGCCAATGATCCCAGTGTGGACTCTGAATATCTTACGTTCGCAACAGTGTAATAACCGATGCCAAAATTCATCCACTCGGTTACTTGCTTCAAGTTGTTTACGTACTCGAACATTGACTGCTGTATAAGATCAGGGTACGAGCGAACCTGCCCGTAAATATCAGGACGCGCCTGATACGTACGGGCAATATTAGTTTGACCGGTCAGCTTATTGTTTGGGCTTTCTTTTGAGTTTGTATCAGCTGCAGAGAAAGAAGGTTTCGGTGCAAGGAAGGAGAATACTTTTGTAACTAGCTTGAAAATAGGACTTAAAATATCACTCACTACACCATGCGGTTGATCGAATATCTGGATGCGATGTAGTTCTGTGAGTTCAAACGAAAGCTCGGTCTCCTCGTCTGCCACTTTGCCATTAATAACAATCACAATATCCTTGGCAAAGTCCTGTTGTTCTAACCAATTATAAAAGTTAGAGCCGTTGGCTAGCTCAATCCTCTCCTTCGGCACTCCCGGTAAGTGCTGTATTTCTAGAAGTGCCATAAGAATAAAACTCCACTTTAGTGAAAACTTTTTCCATTACACGCAGTTTGTCGAGCCTCACAGAGCCATTGAGGCCGCGGCTATGCAACGCCATACCGTTGAGCACTAAACCCACATGCTCAGCTCTACGCCCCATGTAGCCAACAAAAATGCCATCCTCGACGGGTACTTTCTCCCGCTGCCAAAACACCACTTCTTCGCGATAACAGGTAAGAAAATCTCGATTACTTTCATACCCAGCCTTGTGATGCACTTCTTTGCCGAGAACATGCCTGTAATACAGCGCGGCGAGGCCCCAGCAGTCACAAGCCTCCATCGAGCAGGCGCGGTTAGCCCACGGAACGCCTATCATCCGTTTGATAAAGTCAGATTTAGTCATGGTTTATCCGATTTCGAGACCGGGCCAATCGGCTGGGTCATACAGCAAGGCCACGTTAGTGTTAAGCGGATTGGTCATAGATAGAGAAACGTTGACGTTGTCAGCATCAAGTGAGCAGTCTTTGACGTACAGCTGCCACTCTTTGATCGCAGTTGTCATGTCTTTAGAGTCAAACAGCCGATAGGTAACCGTGATAGGCTCAATGCGGCTATACGAACGCCAGACCTTTAGTTGCTGCTTAAAGTCCTGAGCAAGCCTGCTGAACTTAATCGTCGAATCGATTATCGGTGTGCTGCTTTGCTGGCTCTCAGAAAGCTCGAATCGGCATGGCTTATACTCCACGCCGCCGAGCGTCTTCTGGAAAACTTGGTTGTTGACTAGATAGAAACTGCCGAAAGACACATGATGAAACTCAATAGTTTCGTAGATTATCCGGTTTGGTCGCTGAGCCCGATACTCTCTTAGCGTTGGCATTGTTATGGCACCCTCGGCAATGATTCCGGGTCGCGGTCATCAGGATAGCCAGTGACGATAATATCCAGCCAGCTAGCCCATGGCGGCGGCAACTCGACAATGATGTCGTCAAACTCATCATCAGCGTTATTCAGCTTCCGACAGATGACATCTCCCGACCATGTGAAGATATTTCCTGTTTGGCTCCAAGTTGGCCACGCCGTAAAATGCAGCTCCTGCACCTCAATACCAGTATCTCCCGTGCCATTGTTCAATCGCATGGAGAACCACTGGTTACAGTTATCGAGATAGTTTGGACTGCGCAGCCACTGCATGAATGCGCGGTGTTGTGTGAACGTGAATATCCACTTGAGAGAGAATGACGTTTTTAAATCATCTGTTAATTTCTGAAAGATTGGCGCACCAACCAACGGCTGATCGGTTCTAAATCCGGTATCCGTCGCTGGACTCTTGTCAGACTTCTGCGCCAGTGGCAGCCAGTCTGGATATGGAATAGCCATTTAGCCTCCTGTGGCGCGTGAAGTTGCTGTTGTATTACGGGTTATTGCTTGCTGCATAGGTCCCTTCTGGTCCATATCCAAGATGAACGCTTGAATGGTCAGACTATTACCGTCCTGTGATGTCTGAGCATCGTATGAGTGGCTTCCTGATGTGTAATCGTTGAATACGACTGATACCTGAATGTTGCCGCCGCCGCTGGTCTGCAAGTCAGCATTGCTAATCACTTTCCCACCGTCTCCTGGGATCATGTAATTCTTACCGCCAGACTGCAGAAGCTCGGGAGCACCTCCCTCACCAACGCGATACATAGAGCCTGCTGATACGGGGCCACCGTTTTTACGGCCACCGGCGACTCCCATAGCGAGTGCGCCAAGTACGGCACCAATTCCGATCGCTGCAGCACCACCGAATGAACCAATGGATGCAACAATCGCCGCTGGAGTCCATACGGCTGTCGTTGTCGCTGCCGCAGCGGTACTAACTGCTGTAGTAGATGCAATGCCAGCAGTCTGCGCAGCAGTAGACGCCGCCACTGCACTCACGGTTGCAGTTTGCCCCATGATCGCAGACTTAACCCAGTCAACTCCCATTTGGACAAATGAGTTTATTAGCTGGTTCACAACCGAGTTAGCTAAGCCACGCATTGCATCGCTTACGCTTTCCGTTCCTGTTAGCATCCCAGCAAATGCGCTTGATGCGTTATTACCCAGTGCATCAAGAGAAGACGCGAGCATCTGATTAGCCGTACTTTGTTGAGAAAATAACTGCCACTGCGCAGCCGTTCTCTGTGCTTCATACTCAGTGTTAGCAGCATTCATCAGCGCCAAGCCTTGTTCCTCGGTGATTACACGCTGAGCTGTGTATTCTTTAATGAGGGCAAGCTTTTGAGCATTCTCGTTTGCAAGCTGCTGCACCGGATCAACCTGTCCGGCGAGTTGCTGCTGAGGTGTGACTACAGCTTGAGAGTTGGCATCAGCAATTGCCTTGGAATAATCCGCAGAAATTTGCGCTCGGCGCTGCTGAGATTGCTCAAACGTGACGTCACCGGCTTTGAGCTGTCGATCAAGTTGAGCATTATCCAAGTCACGCTGTTGCTTGGCTTTTGCTGCAGAGTCAGCATCTACAGCGGCTTTCTTATCTGCAGCTTGCTGCTGTATATCGAATATTTGTCCAGCTTGTTGTTGGGCCTGTTGGATTTGAGCCTGAGTAGCTCCAGCGCCAAGTTCCTGAACTGCTGCTAACTGGGCAGCCTCCCTGTTCAATCCCTTCGACTTCAATGCTGCAACAGCCATCTCATTAGATAAATCTTGCAACTTTTTGGTTCGAGACTCTTCCGCTCGCTCTGCCGCTGTTTGCTCTTTTGCTGAAGCCTTAGTCTCCTTAGCTACCTCTTTTTGAGACTCTGCCAAGTCAAAGTTAGCCCCAGCATTTTCCCGAGCGATGCGAATTGTTTCATCATCGGCTCCTAACTTTCTCAGTTGCTGTTCAACCTTGAGTTGTTCGCGTTTCCTAAGATTAGTTTCTGACAGTAGTTCATTTTGACTATAGAGGTCGTCGAGAACTTGCTGCTGCTTCGGATCACGTTGAACAGTTAGAGACGTCGCGTTGAACTTTTCTTTTTGTCCGGCGGCAAATCCTATCGCCTTACCTAGCTGGTTCATCATGCCAGCCGCAACGCCAGCCTCTTCACCATTTCTCTTTAGAAGGTCTATACCTTGCGCCATATTGCCGTTTAAGTTTGCTTGTGCAATCCCAACAGCATTCTGGGTCTGGCTAAGATTACGCTGCGCTTTCTCAAGTGCTGCCGCCGCAGTGCTTTGAGCGTCGATAGCTCCTGTTAGAGCTTCGTTTGCCTGACGTCCGCGTTTAGTTCCTAGTCCCCAGTTATCAACCTCTTTAGTTAATTTAGCTACCCGTGCAGACGTCTTGTCATATTCAGCTTGAGCATCTGCGAGTACGCTATTTAATTCAGGGATCGCGCTGCGTAGTTTGGCAATCGTGGCAGACAACTCGGTTGCCGACATATCTTTCATCTCGCCGATCAGCTTATTAACGCCGTCAGCTAGCTCAATGGCCGCCTTCTTGGCCTCTTGAGCTTTCTGATAGAAATAAAAGATTGCTGATGCAGCAAGAGTTGCCGCCCCAACAGGGCCACCAACCAAAGCTAGTGCACTACGAGCTACGCCAGTCGCCGCACCAAACGCAGAAAGTGATGTTGAGGCGGTAAACGCAGTGGCCGCCACCTTCAACTGGCTAGCAGCCGCCATAGTCAGAGCCGCGACATAGCGAGAGCCAATTACAGCTGCAACAGCGATCACGACAGTGGATACTGCGTCAAGATTTTCACTCAGGGTAACAACCGTATCATTGAAGATTGCAACAGAAGCACGGACGGTTGTTGAACTACCTATAAACTGGGTTAAGTTGTTTCCAGCAATTGTCAGAGACTGACCGATAGTGGAAATAGTATTAGAAAATTCGCGCCCGATCGCGTCACCCTGTGAAAGAAGACCATTAACCACAACATCAGTCGTCAACTGCCCTTGGGCTGCCATTGCGCGAAGCTGCCCAATATCCACGCCCAGTGAATCAGCTAACGCGTTTGCCAGTCGGCTCCCCTGTTCTGTTACAGAGTTAAACTCTTCACCACGCAATGCACCAGCAGCTAAACCTTGTGATAATTGAATTACAGCATTGCTTGCCTCTTCCGCTGTGGCTCCGGAAACAACAAAGCCTTGGTTTATGATTGTGGTTAGACGGGTTAAATCCTCTGCACTTGTGCCATAACTACGCGTTGCCCTTTCAAGCCTTGCATAGAGTGAGGCTGTCGCATCTAAACTGGCGCGGGTATTTTGAGAAATATCAAATACTCGCTGGGTTACAGAAGTTAATTGCTCACCAACACGGACTGAGTTGGCTAGCTTGTTGTTAACCGTTGTCCACGCATCGGCATAGGCTGCAATTTCACGAACCGAAAGCGCAGCAGTCAACGCAGTAGCTACTTTGGTTAACGATGCAAATGACTTACTTGTGCTATCCGCCGCCTTACCGGTTTTCTCAAACTGGCCATCCATCTTATCCAGACGATCATTTACTTTCTGCTGCGCGGCAATGAGGCCAGCAACATCCATCTGGACGGTGTAAATAATATTCCCGACTTCCTGCTCGCTTGCCATTACGATCTCCAGACATAAAAAAACCTGCCGGAGCAGGTTGTGACATTAAGCGGCCTTAGCCGGTAACTTCTTAGACTTGACCAGCCTTCTGCGACCAGAGAGCAATTCAGCCGTTCGTTTATCATCCGCGTCGATCACCGCGTCATACTCTTCCTTCGTGAATCCTTTCTCTTCTGGGTATTTAGCTTTAAGCATGAGCTGGAACTCTGTCATGGTTAGCTGTTCAGCTTCGCTTCTAGGCATGTTGAAATGAGCCCGCGCCGCGTTTATATAATCGACCACTCGAAACTCTGAGGAATACTCATCTTTGCTTTCATGCTTTTGTAGCTTTCTAAGCTTGGCCTTACCGATAACACCATGCTCGATTAGCTCACGCGCAATGATGATTATCTCCCCGATCCCCATCTTCCCTTTGCGGTAGACGACACCTTTTTTACCGGGTCTCCACTCTCCAATCAGCGAGGTTAAATCATCGTCACAGCACGCCTGCATTATGCTCATCGCTGTAGCCAAGACGTGGCGGCCATATACGGGCGTCTTTATTGTTTTTAACAGCCATTCAGGGACTTTTCCCCATGCATCAGAGGCTTGTGAAATTAGCCGAAAAACCTCAAATCCATTCATGGTTGCGTGCGCAGCGACTATTTCAGATGGGGATCCGATTCTTGCCATAGCAACGAGAGAAGGTCTAAAGAAATAGTCTCTCTCACGGTCTGAAATAAGCATTTCGCCAATATCGGTGATCGGTGTCATGTGAATTCCTTGTGAGCAGTATCGAGGGCATCATCGATACCCTCTGTAGTGCTTACTAAGCAGTTACTGTTGCCGCGTAAACCGCAGACTTTGCGCCGTCGGTTGTGGTGACAGTAATATTTGCCGTACCAGCCGCTACGCCAGTTACCGTTACCGTGGTGCCAGATAGTGTTGCTGTCGCCTTTGATGGTGCGGATGACGTTACCGTGTATGCTTTATTGGTTGCGCCAGCAGGAGCTACATCAACCGTAAATGTGGTCGTTGCGCTAACTGCAACACTCCCGCTGGTCGGAGTGACAGTTACACCAGTAACAGGAACTTCCTCTTCCAGATATTCGACAGTATCAGCGTCAGCCACCTTGAACTCGCCGGAGTAAGTTGCGATATCAGATGCCCCGAACTCGCCAGACCATGAAGTCGCAGCCATATAGCCTTGGAGAACTACGGCGTCTTCACCGGTGAAATCAAACTGAACCCAGTAAGTCGGCTGGCGGCCAGATTTGGTTTCTGCCAATAGCTCTTTGGATAGTTTGATTGGGCCAAAGTCAGTTGGCTTATCGCGCTTACGCCACTCACCATCAAAGCTGATAGTCAGGTCCATGTTAGTAACAAGGTTCTCAACCAGACCTTTGGTGTCATCAGCCTCAGAAGTAACAGTGTTCATTGAATAGTCGATTGACTTGGTAGTCAGAGCGCCCATGCGTACGAACTCTGATTGTTCTGGAACTGTATCTGGGCAGCCTTCGGCAAGACGCAGAATAGCGACGCGGCCAATTAACTTCCCGTAATCATTCTGGCAATCTGCCATGGTGACTTACCTCTTTTGTTGGAAATAAAAAAGGCCACCATAAGGCAGCCTGTTAGTTTTGAATGTTGTTATGCAGTGCAGCGGAATAGAAGTCTGATGACCGTTCTTCCCTCTTCCGTAGGTATTGGCGTTGGCATCCCGCCTAGATTGAAGACTGAATTTAGGCAAGAGTCCTCAGGGTTATCTGTCACATGATCTAGAATGTCCTGTGCACGCTGAACTACAGTCTGAGCGTCATTCTTAGCGCTAACGAGAACAACCTGAACATTATCATCAGCACTCAGGTCTTTAACGCGTGGGCTGCCACCATTTGGCTGAAATACAATGTATTTCATGTTCCCAGAGTCACTCTTCTGCTCTACCCACTGCACCATCTGCACTTTGTATCCGTCAGTTAGCCCAGCATCCTCCAACCATTCGCGAAACTTAATGAAAACTGGTGTGCTCATAACTTCATCTCATCGGCAATGGCCTTGTCGATTTGGCTTCTGCTTTCCTCAAACCCCAGCTTAAGGAATTCTTTTCTTGCCGTTGATCTGCGGAAATTTTGTTTAACAGATGGGTCATGAACATATACTGCATAGTTTGCAGAATAACCAACACGCCCAGTCAGCATCTTCCCTGATACATTCACGTCACGAAACTGAGAGTTGATAAGTGTTGAGGTATCAATTGGGGTATAAAGTGAGGCTTGCGCCCCGCCGATATAGAGAGCCTTGTAGATTGCTCTCACTGCTTTTCGTCCTTGGATGTCACCAATCAACTTGGTTAGGTTAGCCTTAGCCTGTTTAAGCCCCTTCACCTTAACGCCCATATCAGACTCCGGTTATCAATGCATAATCATCAGCAACGCGATCAAATGTGTCCGCATAGCGAATGATGTGCTTAATCTCATCGGCTCCGGCGTCGATAGGGTTGGCCTCAGTCGATACTCCGATCAGCAGGTAGTCACCCTCTTTAGCTTCTGCGTACTCAGTCCAGACGGTATCTTTCACCACGAACTCACGGCCAACATCGGCGTTACCGCGCTTATAGTCGCCGCCATAGTCGCATGCAATAGTGATAGGTGCGGCGAATGAAGGCTTATTCCACTCATCAGTTCCGATGCTGCGCCAGATTGTGGCCTCCGCCGTATAGCTCCAGTTGGCCGTTGCTGTCATTCTCGCCACCTCTCGACCTTTGCCCCGCTATCACGAATGCGCTTGCAGTTAATCACCCATTCACCTGAGCTGTTCACATAGCCGGTGGTTTCACGTCCGGTATCGGTGCGAACCCATACGCGGGCGAAAGGTTTCGGACTGCGTTCTTCTACAGAGAACCATGTCATGACTAACTCCCGCACATACATCCACCCTTGCCAATCCAGATGCCAGCATAAGCTGATACGGTTGGATCAGGAGGAAGAACACCGTTGGTGCAACCAAACTTATCAAGCCCAGTGAGAAGCGATAGCGAGCCTTTCCAGCGGTCAGCGAATGACTGATATCTGAAAGAACGAGAGGCACCGCTTGGTGCTGTCTGGGAGCTAATATATTTATCCCCCTGAGCAAGCCCCATCAGCCCAATCAAATACAACTGAATCAGCAGAGCCGTAGATGCTGGATAGTGGGAGTCTAAGCAGTCTTGAATGCTGTTAGCTTGATCAACAAGCGCTTGCAGGATGAAGTCTGGAAGCGTAATCCCGACCGAATCCAAATACTCTTTGGCTTGTTCGATGGTTACCATGTTGGCTCCAGAATGAAAAAGCCCCGCAGATGCAGGGCATAAAAAAACCGCTTTCGCGGCGTTTAGTCTTCTTTGGCCTTTTTGCCCTTGCCTGATGTTGCCTCAGGCGTTGCTGGGGTTAATTCCCCGCCAGCTTCACCGCGCATCAGTCGGACATTTGACTTCAATGCTGGGTGTAATTTATCCAGCTCGACTACGTCACCAACATTCACGCCAAACCAAGGGCGAACTACTTCGTACTTAGCCATGATTCCCCCTTATGCCAGATTGGCGCCGTAGACTACGCCCGAAAGACCTTGATCATCTGCGGTAATTTGCAGACCTTCTGCGGACATGATCTGGAAGTTATAGTTAACGTTTGGAAGCGGACGCGGCAGAGGAACTACCCCCTGAGCCATGCCTACCAGCGGAGAAATCACGTCACGGCGACGTTGGTATGCAATAAACTCGTTGCCAGATAATGCAAAGGTTGGTCGTACTTCTTTCACTGGTGCAAACGGCAAAATAGCTTGCAAAACAGTACCAGTAATGACGCCATTCACTACATATGGCTGAGCGTAATTAGCCCAAATCTCAGGACTAACCCACTGGATATCATACTGCGCGACTTTGTTTTTGCGAGCAGTTGAACCAAAGGCACCCTTACCATAGAACTCAATCAGTTGGGCCTGAGTTGCTGAGGTTAAGTCGATATTGGCACCGCCAGAACCAGAACCAAGATTGATTTTCTGCGTATGGCGGTGGTTCTTCATGCCTTGCGCTGGGTATCCCTGCACCTGAATGTTTGCGTCACCAGAAAGATAATAGGCAACACGGCGTTTATTAACTTTGCGAAGCTTGGCCTGCTGTGAGTCAAGGACCAGATCAATGCCGACCGAGTTCATGCCAGCCGCATGACGCCAGTTCACACCATAACCGGCAGTAAACACAGGGATCGGGTCGCCGTCACTGTTATATTCTGTATGGTCGAAGGAGAAAGGAGCTTGACCATCAATACTAACTGAAACGTCATCAGCAATTTCACCGACCATATTGTAAAGCTTCGCAGTTTTACCAACTGGTAAGATTGTCTGAACGCCCATTAGGTCATTGATGATCTCCATACCATCTTCTTGGTCACGCATTTGCAGAATCTGGTTATCAATTTCAGCCCAGAACTCTCGGGCAAAACCACTTACCGCATTGCATGCCAGCATCTCCGGCGTCATCACCGAGCGGTTAGCTGCAATCATTCCTTTCTGCTGCTGGTTCCAGATGTTTCGGTTAGCCCACAACTCATTCCAATGGCCGCCGAGGCGGCTGTTTGCTGCCAATGTCTCTTTAGAGAAATACATGTTTTATCCTTCCTTATGCGCCAGCGCCAGACGCTGCAATAGTGCCAACGCGCATACGAACGCGAATGAAATCAGTAGAGCTTGCAGCAATAGTTGCTTCATCTTGGCTGTAGCCGATCACTGAATCAGTGTCAGCGGTTGCCAGAGTAAATTGACCATTAGAGCCAAGCTTGATCGGAGAGTCTTTTTTATAGGCTCCTGCAACACACAGGAGGGCAAGTTCACGGCCTTCTTCTACGTAGTTTCCTACGGCAGAATCACCTGATGGGACAGCATCACGAATGCCTAAACCTTGGTGATAGGCGCAGTCGATAATGTAGATTCGACCAGTTAAAGCTGTTGCCTGAGCAAACTTACCAGAGCTATTGATATTTGCAGCGGTACCCGGCAATAAGGCCGCGGCAGTGGTTCGTGTCTCGGTTTTATACAGAGACTTGCCGTCAATGTTTACACGGCGATAGCGAGAAGCCATTTGAATCCCCTCTTACTTGAAGTATTGATCGGCAACTGGTGCGCCGGTTTCTGCTGGGTTATTGGCTGAGTTTCCGGCCAGCGGTGCCGCATCACCCAAGTTTTTAAACATGCTGTCCAATGCTTCACCAGACAGTGCGTTTGCTACGATCTCGCCATGGACTTTAGCCACTGCTGCTCGCTTGGTCGTCTCTTCTGCTCGAGCGTTTGCGGTGAGAGAGTCTGATAGCTCTTTTTGATTGGCTTGCAGAGCATCAACCTTTTCCGCAAGAGGCTTGATAGCCTTTTCGGTATTAGTCGCCACTGCCTCACCAATCATGTTGCCGATTGTCTCTAGTTCTTCTTTGGTTAAAGGCATGTCGCCCTCCGTTTGGTTTGTATTTGTTGCAGGTTTATCCTGCTGGTTGAGGAATGATTTGAATTTATTAACAGCAACAGCCACCCAAGACTCTTGCCGGACTACCGATGAGCCAGTTTCATCAAAGGTTATTTTTCCGCCATCGCTTTTATAGCCAAATACTTCAGCCTTACCGCCGTTTCTGACGACAACAACTTGCGAGTCAGTGAAGTCAGCAACCCACGCATTTGCATCTGGACCAGATGCAAATTTGTCTCTTACTGCGCGGTCTATTCGGTTTTCACGTTCGCGATATGACTCGCCAACCAATGCACCAGAATTAGCCTTGATTGGAGTCGCTAGGTCAGCGTTAACCATTAGCCCAACACCCTGTTCAGGCGTTGCTGCGCCAACTTCATGGAGTAAGATTGCGTCATGATCCATGGCTTTAATCTTGGCGACCCAATCAGCACCTAGCGCTTTTTGTTCTTCGTTTGCTTCAACCTGATCAAGGAATACGGCAACACTTGTGTGGATAGGTGGAACATCTTCGCCGCGCTCAATGGCAGCTACGCGCTCTAAAAGCTCTCGTCCACCTTCTGACTCCTCGGCCTTACCGATATCTACCCACTTTTCTAAGTAAACACGGTTTCCTGCCTTCTTAACATTGCGGTTCCAAGCACCTACGTAGCCGATGTTTAACCCTTCAGGAGAAAATGCTGATACAAACTGCCCATTAACCATTGGGTGGCCTAGTGGTGCCAGCGTCCCTTCAAGGCCAGTGTAGTGAGCATCAATTTCGCTTTCTGGATATAGGCCGCCATTCATTACCACATTTGCAGGCAGCGTATAGCTAGGGAGAATTAGGTGATCGCGACCGTTGTAATTCTCTCGCCTAATAGCCTGACTGTTGACCTTTGTTGTGACATTAACCTGCATTGTCATCGGTTAATCCTCTTGCCTTCATGGAGGTGTATTCCTTCCGAGTTCGTTCGATTACGGTGTTTGATAATGGCTCACCCTTGTCGTCTACCAGCACGGCTACAGTTGAGCACTTGCAGTTAATTGAGTTGGCATCTTTAGACCACCAGTCACGCTGCTCATCTGTTGTATAAAGCTTCCCGTGCCTAGCTGCATGTGTGCGGCGAGTTGTGGGACTCAGCGCTGAGATGTGAAGCTGCATTGTTTGGATGCCGTAATTGGCCTTAGCGTCATCATCCTCATCCATACGGGCTCTTCTTAAAGCCGTAGTGATTTCTGTTCTGGCGATGCGATTGGCTCTACGTGACTCAATGCCAGTTTGAGCTGTTAGGTTTCTGGCAACCTCTTTGGGATTAAGGCCGCGCCCGATGCCATCAGTCAGTACCCTTGCCATGTCAGCTTTAACTTGAGCGCTTAGGTTCTTCATCTCTTCAAATTCGCGAGCCCGAACCAATACAAGCCTTAGCTGGTATGGCTCACTCATCAGAATACTTTGAACGCTATTTTGCCCAGCGGCATAGGCCGGTGATTGTTGGGATAGGTTTGCAAACTCTTGAGCGGTTCCGCGCTGATATGCCACCTCGACATACTGATCGAAGAACCAAAGGTTTAGCTCTCCACCCTGAAGCAATATTTCATCCACCATCCTCTCTCCATTCTGCAGAAGCATGGATAGGAGTCCTTGGTCTAGTTGGAATGCGTATCGTTGGTTTACTGCGGGTGATGCGGGGATTCGGTTCAGTATCTGTATATAGCCTTTGGTGATTAGCTTCATGCGCTTTGAAAAATCTCGCATGGCTCCACGCTCTAGCCTATCAACTCCGGTCGGGTCCTGTTTATTGCTGGGTAGGATCGCCGACTTTGCTTTCTTCGCCATCGTCGATTTCCTCACCTAGCGGGTCACTTTCATCTGATTCATACCCAGCGGCCTCTCTAATCTCGTCTCGAGAGAAAACAGGCTCTCCAGTAGATACAGCCTTCTGGTTGATTTCGCTCATTTTGGTCGCGCTATCTAGCTTGTCAGATGATGACTGTTCGTTTAGGTCGTCCCAGATGACGGTTTTCTCTGACACCGGATCGATAATTTGTAGCTCGATTAGCTTGTCAGTGAAATCTTCAATGTCGTATGAAAGCTCTCGCTCTCTGCGTGACTGGCAGCGAGCATTCATATACTTCTGGTCTTCAGTGCTTGCTCGTTCACCAGTTTGCATACCGACAAGAACCTTGGCAGGGATATCAACACCTGCCGCTGCCGTCTGGAGGTTTACGTCATAGGTTGGTGATGGGTCAGCTACCGAAGTGACCAGCGGCGTTACTACCGCCCCTTGCGTTGTGAGCGTTGTATCGTTGCCGCGGTTTATCTCTACAGCAACCTCGTTGAAAGTATCCTGCAATTCTTCAACACTGACGCCATACATTGATGCAAGGCTGTTGAAGTTGATTTCCTTATCAAAGTTAATATTAAGCTGTCTTGCCGCATTCTTTAGGAATGACTCGCCGGAGCCTCCCTCAACTTTCTCAAGACTGACAAAAGCGTTGTATGAAGGCTCTAAGAATCCAATGGCATCGTCTGAATAGTCGCCAAGAATAAACACGCGATCAGGGTGAATCTGGACTCTACGACTCCCACCATTTGATAGATATTCGGTGTATTCCCACATAGTGGGTAGGCCGTATGTGATTGAGTTGATATCAGTATCCAGCACGTAAGGTTTTAAAGCCCCAGCCCATACAGGAGTAACCTTTTTTAGCCCCTTACCTTTAGCTACCGGCTGATTCCAAGCCTTGTTATCACGGATGTGAAGCAATATTCCAGACCACCGGCCAACCAATCGACGCTTATCAGCTTCAGCAAAGCTATTCCAGAGTCTGTTAGTGAATACCGGTTTAATCTTCCCTTCCCACGTCGTAGCTTTCTTCGCTTTATCGAATTTATCGCCTTCGATGATTTGCGGATTAGACTTCCAGCAGTGGGATATGATTTTGTTAACGGCACCAAAAGCAATGCCGCCGCGACGGTAGAGCTTGTAGAGGTCATCAAAGGTTAAGTCCTCTTTGAAGCCATACTCACACCACGCTGAACTTCGCTTTGCATCAAGTCCCATCGTTGGATTTAGCATCCCCATACGGGCACGCGCGTTCCTTGCCTCGTTCAACGCATGGTTGACGGCTAGCTTTAGTTTTTCGTTCATGCTGTGTCCGAATTTAAAAATGAGAGGGGGCTATCTGCGACGAAGACGGCTTGGGATCATCATCCCAGCAACAACTGGCTCGCTCAGTTCGGTTAATGCCCAAACTAAAGCGTCCAAACGGTCGGGGGATTTTTTGGCTGTCGATGGCACATATTCCATCATTTGGTTTTCCATGACGTACAGGCCGCCACGGTGGGCTACTCTGCCTTGTGCATAAAGCGCCGAAATTGGCTCTGCTCTGGCGTATTTTCCCTTGCTAGCATGGACACGAATTATCCTGCCTTTAAATCCGGCATTTTTAAGTGTGTCCTCAGCCATATCTCCGCCCTGATTTGTCTCGATAACAATGGCGTCTGCATCATGAGTTTTGTAGGCCTCCATGGCCTTTGTCGCCCACCCATTCGGTGAGTACTTTCCGCTGTAGTCAGCATCTACTGAATACTGACGCTCATCGCCACCACCGTAAGAGCTTGCGACTGCAATCCCCGTTTCATCACTCTCATCGCTATTTGTTGCTTGCGGGTCAATAGCCACAACAGTCCTAGCAAGCTCTCTATGAATATTCAGAGCATGGGCTGCGCTAATCATCCCTTCATTCCAGAGCGCACCATCAGAGTTAAATCTGCGAGGGTTTTGCATATACTGCGCTTCGAATGTCCGTCTATGGGACTCTAGGGATACTCGATGAGATTCGTTGTGTTTGAATGGCCAGAGCCACCCATCAGGTAATCCGTGCTGAATTGGGATTCCATGGGTATTTTCTTCATGGTATGCCTGAGAGTTGTCGATGATCACTGGAAGGTTGAGGTGGTGCCACATCTCACCAGATCCGCCTCGCAACAAGTAACCACTTAAATCGTGATAGTGGATGCGCTGCATGATGACAATCATTGGCGTCGTTTCTACGGCCAGTCGAGATTTAATTGTCTCGTTGAACCGACTGTTTACGCCATCACGAACAACTTCACTGTATGCATCATCTGGTTTAACAGGGTCATCTATGATTAACGCTCCCTGCCAGCCATCTTCCATATGCCCAGCTCGAAAGCCAGTAACCTGACCAGCAGCTGACGATGCATAAACTCCGCCACCGTGCTCAGTCCACCACATCGCCTTACTGTCTGCATCATCACGCAAAGACATTGGCCACATGGCTTGGTATGCCTGTGACTTAATCATATTTCGTGTTGTTGATGAGTTGAGTAGTGCCAGATTGTGTGAGTATGAGAGGTGCATGAATCGAGCGCGGTTGTTTAAAGCTAATCCGCGCCCCATCATGTTGATGGTTGCCAATTCTGTTTTAGTGTAACCGGGAGGAACGTTGATGATGAGGCGCTTAATCTCTCCGTCTATAACCCTGTCTAGCGTTTCCTGAATCACTTTGTGGTGCGGTGCGACAATCATCTTGCCGCCGGTGCGCTGTTTGAAAAAGTATCGACTGAAGTACAGGCCGTCAGCCTCGCACATTCTCGAGCGGATCAAATCATCAGCAGTCGTCATTCTCCATCACCCGCTTTATCTCTTCAGGTGACATAGTGACAACTCTTACCGGACCGCCACCCTGACCTGTCAACTCGATAACCTGCTTATCTAGTCCAGTTAATTTGGCTTTCCCCATAGTGGCAGCAACAGCAGCCGATGACTGAGGCGTTTCCGCACCCAGCGCCGCTTGCCTTGCCTCTTCAAGTTCAGCCAGAAGAGAATCAACTGTAACGTCATGTCGCTGCTTGATCTCTCCCTGCAATTCCTTAATCCTTGCCGTAATCTTGCCGATGTCGTATAGCTCTTTTGCTTTACGATTCACCGTTTCTGGCTTCATGTTCTCGGCGGCATACGCTTTACGGTAAGCCTCCGAGGCATTACCAGTTTCTATGTATGCCTGACAGAAAGCCTCTTGCTTAATTGTCAGACCCGCCATGATTACTCCTGAGTTTCTTCCGCTACCGGCTTGAATGTGATTTCACTCAACTCATCCGGCTGAATGTATGTCCATGAGCCGTCATGTTCTGCAATAGCAAATAGACCGTTAACCAGTCTTGGCTCTTTGGAAGTCATGACGCCTTCGTATGTGGTGCCGTCTTTCTTTGTTGCTTTGACGTTGTACTTATCAGTCATGAGAAATGCACCTCATCACCTTCGGATACGATTTCTTTTTTGAAGCAAGAAACGACAAGCCATTCCCAATTCAGAAGCGCACCTATCACAAGCAAAGGCTTCATCCATGGCCTCAGCGAATATTTAACCCATATCTTGGATGTAATCATTGGAGTTTCCTGCTGATTTGTGAGTATCCGCCCTCGGGCGCCATGTGAACTTATGCTGCAATATCGTGTGCTCTCAGTGAAAACACACTGTATTGCTCCATGATTCTTCTGCCACGGTTCATGTAACCGCCATGAGAGTCGCTTGGTAGGCGCTCGGCATTGGTCGTTATTGAGGTCTCTGTACGCTTGCGGCTAGGAGAGGCACCGGTTATGGCTAATACAGAGATGCTGCGACAACCCTACGCAATTTGATTTGGTTAGCCAGACTCGCCCCGCTTCGCAGAGGTGCTAACTGACTTACGGATTACCCGTCAGCAAGATCGGATCACCATCCTTTCGGGGTTACTCAATCTGTTTCCTTGTCGGGGGAATTGGTAAGAGCCGTTGTGAAAGTGGCTCTAATTGCTTTTAGATGAAAGCAAATTTTCTCATATTGAAAAGGTGCTAAATCTTGGTCTTTTTGTCTGCTAGCGTCATTAGAACATCGAGAAGTATTTCCGCCTTCTCGACATTCGATACGCCTAGAGATATCCGTCCGCAATTCAAATACTGGAACCCATCCTTAAGGTAGCGGCGAATCGTTTCTAATTGCTGTTTTTCATTTTTAGTCATGATTCATTCGTTAAAGATTAGCTTGGGCTGGGTTAGTGATAAGATCTGCTCGAACTCAATGGCGAGAAGTTTTTTCTCTCGCTTTCTAGCGTTCATCATCTTGCTTCCAATTCTTGCCTTAACCTCAGACTTAGCAACTTTCAGTGCATGTCGATGTTGAGCTTGTTCGCCCATATCATTCCAGCGGCATATTTGATCTGCCATCCAGTTGAATGCCTGAATATATCTAACCTTGATTAGCGTTGCCGCTGAACCAGTAAATCCCATGACAACCAGCATATATCCGTCTTTAGTTAGCTTGAACATTGGCTGAGTTTCGCCATTTTTATCAATGAAATCAGCCTCCTCAAAATTGAGTTGGGCGAATTCATCAGGACACTCATCACGAACCTGCCTTATTTTCCTCAGCACGTTATCGTGACGTTTCCCGAAGTAGGCCGCTATCTTTTGGCTTGTGGTAAACGCCTGACCTTGAATGGCCATCACCATTTTTGAGAAATCAAATTCCTGTATCACTAATTCCTGTTTCATATCGCTATTACCTTTTGGTGATAGAGCCTGTTCTCCAGATGTAGGCAGCCCAAGAGCGGTCAGCGATAACCACTGCCCTATCTCAAGCTCTACCCCGAAAGACTCTTGGTTTGTGCGCGGAGAATGCGCGGTTTACTGCGGGTATAAAAAAGCCCGACCGAAGTCAGGCTGTGTTTGTCTTTAATGGGTGACGAATCACTTCACTGTTTCGATGGTCGAGCCGTGAGAGTTCATCACGTAAACCTGGTCGCCCGGATAGATAAACTGGTAACGTAACCCGTCGAAGGCTCGTTTCTTCGCATGCTCTGGGCTTTCGAAGTCTTCAATCAGGACGGCAATGGCGTCATGGTCCAATACGCCGTCGCGCTCACTGACAATCAACTCCTCTTCTTGCAGTGCGGTTTTGCACTCTGGATCGGCATACACATCCGGGAGCCAGATAGCAAAGTCAGGGTTAGAGTGGTCATTGGTAAGCTTGAGGATATCGGCAAATCGCTCTGAGTCTGCGCGCGCCACTGTAAACGTAGGCAACTCGCAGATATGGGTTACGCCGTTGATGATGGTTTTTACTGTGAACATGGTTACTTCCTTCTTCGTCTTCTGGTTACAAAAAAGCCCCGCGCGATGGCGAGGCTTGGTTACTTCAGGCACTGGGTGCGGATATAACTCTGTAACCCGTTAATCAATGTAGTTAGCAGTCGTCGTCAGGTTTCGCTACCGAGCGGCACGCGAACATACAGGCTTTTTGCATCTCCGTTTTCGCCGTAGCAACCCAGCGTGGATCAGCGCCAGTTTCTTTAGCCGTATCCAGCAGATTAAGGAAATGGCGGCTTATTTCCTTAAAACGATTCATCACTTCAATATCGCCTGATGTTAAAGTGCGATAGCCCTTTACTGTGCTACCATCCTGCGGTTTTGCTTCTCTCATAAATCCTCTTTAATTCAAACATTGATATTTGATGTATCTCTGCAATCCATTAATCATTATTTCGGATTGTCCGATTCGTTCGACGAGACTGAGATAATTGCGTTCAAACTCTGCATCATAGCTGGGGGTGGCTGCATCAGGCTTGCTGGCGGTGGCGGTGGCTTCGGGCAGCTTTGGACAACTGGCCGCGATGTGCAGCCGCTTAGTCCCGTTACCAAGGTCAGTACGCAGACGCTCAATTTCACTTTTTGCATTGGCTAATTCCTGAGTGACTTTGATATCCAGCTCGGCGGCCTGTACTCGTTGCCGCTGAATGTTTTCGAGGTCTGCTTTCTGCTGATTGGCCACCTGAGTGATTTCTTTTAGTTCGGAACTAAGTGACCACATCTGGCTTGTCGTGTACCACATGCCAACTAGTAGAGCGATGATGACAGCGATCAGCGCGGTGGTTACTCTACTCATGACAGGAACAGAGATTTCTCCGCCTCACGACGACGCGTTAACCCTGCCAACTCTTTACCGCCTGCTTTATTCCACTTAGTAAACTCGTTAGCTGCACCGGCATAATCGCCAGCGTTGAGTTTCTTCAACAAGGTTGAGCCCTTCAGCGCGTTAACGCCGAGGTTGTAAGCGAAATCGACGAGCGCATCGTACTGGTTCTGATTGAGCTGCACAGTAACCAGACCATGTACGCCAGCCTCGTACTGGATGACACCTTGCTTTAACAGATCATCCGCTTTCTGCTGAGTGATGGTCATGCCCTTGCCAACAGGCTTACCATCTACTGGTTGCGTCCAGCCATAGCCAATGGTCCAGACGCCGACACTATCCTGATATGCAGTTAATCGGCAGCCTTCAAACTTCTTGATTAGGTTGATGCCGTTCTCACTTGCTCGCATCAATGCCTCCAGATGCTTTGTTTAACATTCGGCGCTCAATGGCCTTAATTAGCGAGGCCCCAGACCATCCGGCCATGCCACACGCTGCACCAATCACCTCAGCAGACCAGCCATAGTGCAAAGCAGCCATCATCATGATCATCCCTGAGAAGATGGAGACAATTATCTGTAGTACTAATGTTCTCCAGCTAAATGCCTCACCGTTCAAAACCTTGAATGAGTAACTGGCCACGGCTCCGATGAGAGTCATACCAAAGGCAATAAGCATGGAAATGATGTTTGGTTCATTTTTCCATGGCATACGCATATCCACCTCCCCGCAGGGAACGGCGCTTTTATTGTGTGTAGGGAATAGCGTCACCCGTATCCATGCCAATCTAGAGGATGTGTGAGTGCGGTTGGTTGGTTTTGGATGACGCTAAATGCAAAAAGCCCCGAGCTATTAACTCAGGGCTTTGAATTTGGGTTGTGGGCTTCATCTCAAGGCGGCAATGGCCCCTGCGTGCGATGTTTACTTATTTCCTCACTCCACAACTGTCATGAGCACTTGCGGAGTTGAACCGCCTTGGCCTCTAGAGCTATTCGCTAGTTTCCGTCACCAGTAATACTCATGCAGTTGTGCAGCACACCAAACGCTCCGGTTTACCCTTCTTCGCTGAGTGATGTGCTGAAAACTAAAAAGGCCAGCGATTAAGCCAGCCTTTTTACTTCAACGAATGGATTAACCCACCGTTAGAGCTAAGGTTAGTCCATTTTTCCGCGACTTTCAATACCTATTTTCTACACACAATAGATTTCGTGGAAAATATTTCTTAAATAGTCACTTTTGACAGCATCATATCTGCGTAAGCTTCCTCTTTATGACACTGGCTTACCAATACATCATAGAATGGCCTGTAGTAGTCGTATGCCGTCGTTTTACCTAGTGCTGGTATGATTGCCCTCGTTGCATCAATGACTGCTGAGAACTTCAGTCTGGAGTATCCTAGCCCTGAGCATTTACAGCAGGTTTTATACACTGGTACTCCTTGCCGCTCAGTCTCAGCCTTATCAAGCACCTCGCCGCGCCCGTTACAACGACAAGCATTGCTTAGCACCTTCTTGCCCTTGCATGACGGACAGAGGACACGAACCACTTCCCTTAGCTCTCGGCGCACCTCATAGGCCGATGGCGTTGCCTCGCCACCCCATTCCAGCGTTTTTTTAACAATTTCTTTTGCTACCCACGGCGTATGCGTTTTCGTCGTGAATACCTCCGCATCGATAAATCCTTCACCGTGGCAGCAATCGCACTCTCGGGTACTGGCCGCGCTTCTGGCATAGTCCTGATATGCAAAGTTTGCGAGCAATTGCACTACTGCTTGTTTAATATCGTCATCAAGTTGTTCGATAGCCTTATGCTTACTGGTCTGAGTGAGGGCATATTTAACAAGACTTTCCACGGCACGGTCGGGACTATTGATCCCCATCTTCGCTAAAAATAGGTCTAACCCGAATCCGCTTTTAAGGTCTGCCAACCCTATCGCGGCCATAAGGTCAGTACCTGTTAGTGAATCGGTGGCTGTTGCCCGTGGAGAGTCACTAATCGTTGATGATTTTGCTGCAAACAACTTCGGTATTGATTCAAGTCTCATCGCTTACCCCACCTGTTCTTTCCGCAATCCCCGCGAGCTGTCATAAATACACCGTTAACTATTGCGTGGTGCTTGGCATCTTTGTCGTTGAGGTATTTAGATATGGTTTCTCTGTTGATGTGCAAGCGTCGTGCTAGCTCGCTCTGATTGCCGTATGTATCGACTAGCATGTCGGGTATGGTTCTGATGTCGGCTTTCATATCTTCCCCTTATCTACCAAAGCTAAATACCGATCGCCCTGTATCAATGCGTAGCAATAGCGAGCTTTAAACGATCGATGTAGGAATCGTAAACTAGGCATCATGAACGCAGTGGTTATGATGCTAGCCGCCAGCTTGTTGTGTTCTGGTTTGATCACGCTGACTCCCTGTAGACTTCAAGCGAATTCAGGTATAGGCCGCCGAAGCTATAACGCATTTCATCGAATACGTTTTCATGGGTGGCATATGGAAAGAAGTTCAGGAAAAAGGTTTCGGCTTTATCACATTCCTCCATTAAATCTTCTGCACTGTTTGGCCTGATCATGAAAACCACATCATTGAAAATTGCCGCCGCTTCACATGGGTAAATGATTTTTCTCACGCTGCCTCCAAATGTTGCTTTTCGATATCCCTCAATTTCTTTCTGTATAGCGCCCTGATGACGTCCAGTTCTTCTCTGGTGTATCGGTGTGTCTCGTTGTTACTTTCGATCGCCATGACTCGCTCAAGGCCGATTTTCTTTATCAGGTTGAGTCTGTATGGACCTATGTCACCGGATTTGTGGACGTTACATGCAGAACATTGAAGGTGTACGTTGTCTTCGTTAAATCTGAGTTGGGATGCCGCTTTCGTTGTCCTGAAATGTCCAGCGTGGAAACTGACAGCGTTCTTAATTCCACAGCTAATGCATCCATTCCCTCTGTCCCTAGCCCTGATGTAGTCGTTGAATACTCGCTGAGTCATGTTTTTCCAGTGAGATAACGGCTTTGCATCTGCCTTGCGTTTTCTCCATTTACGACGTGATTCATCCTCAGCTTGTTTTTGCTGATTCTCTTTCTGTCGTTTTTGGTATTTGTTAGCGCAGAGCGGTGAGCAAACTATTTGAAGGGGTCTATCGGGAGTGAATTTGGTTTTGCATATCGGGCATTTCTTTGGTTTCGGCTTTTTAGCCTTGAGCAATTGGCACCTCCGGTGTTACCGCTGCGATAAAGCAGATGAAAAGCACGATGGCGAAAATGATGGTCTTTACTGTTGCTGGGTTAATCATCGGTGTTGATACGTATGTTACCTGTTCTTTCTTGGGGTACTTATGCTTGTGTTTATATTTGCTTCTGTACCTAGCCATTGTCATCTCCTATCTGAATAACAGTGAGTCCGTGCCCAAACACCGCGCCAGTGTCGATATATCGCTGATTGAAGAAGTTCATCTGGCTGCGAGCTGGCGTATGTCCGAAAATAAACTCGTCTGCTCCGGTAATGTTGCAGCCTATCCCGTCCATCGCGTTACTCACCCGCTCTCGATTCCAAACCACATCATGCTCATCGACACGCTTACCAAATACGTATTCGTTTGATGGATAGTCAGCGTGGGCGATCACGTAACGTTTGCTGGGGAAATTTACTTCGATAATTAGCGGTAAACTTTCTGCATGCGCGATTAATGCCTTAGCAAGAACCTCTTGGTCATAATCGAGATAGAAGAACCAGCCACCACCATTAGCCAGCCAGTGATTTACATTTCCGGTGCCGTTTAATGCCTGAATAGCCATCTGCTCATGGTTACCGCGAACAGCCCTAAACCATGACTGAGTAATCAGGTCGAGGCATTCGACGTTCTGACCACCACGGTCGATTAGGTCACCAACTGAGATAAGCAGGTCTGCGTCAAAGTCGAACTTAATCTCTTCGAGGTGTTCTATCAGCATGCCGTGGCAGCCGTGTAAATCGCCTACTACGCAAACCTTTCTATAGTTAGCTCCGTTAATGCGGAGGTATATCCCTTCGCGGGTTTCAGTCATGTCTATTCCTCGCTCGCACTCTCAGCCAACGTACATCGTGTAGATGGGCGCTGTAGTTGAAAGTTACTGTTGATATGGGTTGGGGTTTACTGCGTGGAGTGGATTTGTTGAAGATTAAATTGTCTATCGCTATTTGTGTTGGACTTCGCTGTCGCTTCATGCTGCTGAACTCCTGTTGTGTTGTTGAGCCCAGCGCATTACCGCTGATGACTCTTCACTAAACTTCACGCCCTGCTCCGAGCCGAACCAGTAGATAGCCTCGATAACATCAATCATCTCGCTTACTCTCATCTTGCTTGTGCGCTGGCCAAACATGACAACGCCGCCGCCAATACCCGGTGCGGTTCGCTGCTCTTCTTTTTTGGTCTTGGCTACCAGTGCGGTAATGAGGTCTTTCCAGTCATCTTCGTCGTAATTCTGCCCATACCAAACAACCTGCTGAGCTAGGTCATGCAAGAGTGGCCACATTTTTCTATTTTGAGAAAGTGTGCGTTTTGGTGGTGAGAGTTCAATTTCGTATGGCTTGGATTGGTCTAGCGGGAGATTTCTGATTTGTTCGATGGCGTGACTTCTGATTTGCTCGGTTCTCAGATAGAAAACCTTTTTGGTCATGATTACCTCCCGCACTTTCCATGGATGAGAATTCTGTCATGCGTGATAATCCCTTCACACTTCCGTTTTAGGGCCACTCTTAAAAACAGATGTTTGTGATTTTTAATCCGACTTTTACCAGCTAAACCCATCCAATCTTTGTACATATCAAAGTAGAAATTGAGACAATTAAGAGCAACTAATGTGCGTGCGTATGTCATCACTCCCCCTTAACCTTGATTCCAGCGGCGCGAATGCGCTTTTCCGATTCTTCCAGACAAGCATTCCATGAGTGAGCGGCGAATGGTACGTTGCAGCAATCAACTTGAGGCGGTAGCTCTACCTCCACCGCCTCGCGGCTTGCTTGCCATGCAGCCCACATGTAGTTGTAAATCTGAACTGAATAGCCACCATTTTGTGTGCGCTGCTTTTTGAGATACCCCCACGGCAATGCTCCGGCTTCTTCTGCCCACGCTTCAAACTGTTCACGACTTGTCATGACTATCTCCTACCAGCTGCAACACGCTGTGTTTGTATTCGTTGAAATCATCCGCAGTGATACCTGGTACCATGCAGTCACCAAAAATAACCTCTCCATCACGTGTAAGAACAAAGCGGAACTGTTTGAAATACGAGACTGATATTTCTTTTGTTGGGCCGCCGTTTGGAACTGAGGAGGGGAATTCTGGAAAGTGTTTGATTAGGTATTCAATGGCATCCGTTCGCTCTATGGCCTCACGGTAGTTCATAAACATCAGAATCCACCTTGTATTGATAGCGCTGGTTCATCAACTCCACGCAGCTCTTGTGTATCAGTTTCAAAGGCATCTGCTCGCCAAGAATCAACACGATCAACCATTCCATCGTAATGCGTCTCACATGATGTGAATCCGTGATACGTGAGGCCGTCGCCGTATTCGAGATGCTGGTGACACATGCAACACTTGCTCATTACTGACCTCTGCGCGGTAGGTTTAGCTTTTTGCGAATATCTGCAATTTTCTGTAGCCCAGCCTCATTGCTGATCGGAATGTGTAGCTTTTCCAACTGAACAACTGGCTTTGGTATTTCTTCACCAGACTCAATGCGCCGCCCCATGATCACCAACTCTTCAGTGCAACTCTTGCGGAGTTCTGATTCAGACTGGTTCTTGCCGCGCATCTGCGAATATAACTTTGTCACCATCCAGTAAGTCGCGTTGCTAGGCCACGGATAGGACTCGGGCGACGAATACAATCCACGGTTAGCGCAGTACTCCATCACTAGGCCATACAGCTCCTCGCTACTTGGCAAGCCATTAGCTTTCAGAACACCTTGTTTGCACCATGCGATAAATTGACCGGGTGAAGGCCAGAACGGAGACTCACTGGATCTGGCGTGTTGCATCCCTGCCGATAGCTGCTCTCTGGTTCGGATTCCATTCTCAGCGAATGCAGCAATCCACTGTTTTTTTGCCGCGTTCTCGTCTTCAGGTCTACGCAGGTTGGTTTGGCTTGCTGCTGGGAACACCTGCTTTAGCTGGCGAAACAGAGCATCAACCAAGTTTTCAGCATCAGGATTAACTACCCCCTGCATTGCCTGTGTAGCTGGGTTGGACATTCTGGCCAGCGCCGAACCATCTCGGTTTGCGATAGCACTCATCAGTCGATGTGTCATATGAAATCCTCCCATGACTCTTTGCTGTTCCAGTGTGGTACCGGATCAGCGCTTGGTCGTTGGCTTCGGTTTGGTTTGCCCATCTGGGCTGATAGGGTTCCCCATTTTTTCCGCAGAGCTGCTGGGGATAGGATATTTGAGCACCAGAACGAATCTCGGTTTGCCCAGAGGAATAACTCACAAATCTCTTTGTGCGTTCGGTTATCTTGTTGTCTCATCAGTCGAACTACGTTTGCCCAGTCTGCCCAGTTAGGCTCTTTGGCTGAGGCATCAACCACGCAGACCTTCTCGTAAATCCAGCGACTAGCCCTGTCATCCTCCTGAGTCCCCCACTTGGCTCCAGTGGCTGAGTAAACAAACGCATCTGGATGAGCTGAGAGAAACTTTTCCAAAGCGGCGTTTGAGGATTCGCGAGAATTCTCAGACGATAGTCTTTTAATATTATTGTTATTACCTTCTTGTTCATGATGTGCGGGTTTATGTGCGCCTTTATGTGCGGCATCACTGCCTGAAGCCGCGCCATCACTGGGTTTGTTATGTGCGGGTTTATGTGCGCCTTTATGTGCGGGTAAATTGTCTGTTTTTTCGGCATATTCAGCGTAATTTAGAATGGTTATCACCGTCCCTTTTCGCTTCTCTCCGTCCACAGAAATCATCCCTTCCTTGACGAAAAAGTTCAGCATCCTAACCACTGCATCACGACTGGTTGGCTTCCCATTTCTATCACAAAGGGAAAGCCCTAATTCAGCCGGTGTCACGACCAGTTGACCGACTTGAAGATCCCATAGGTTACCTTTGAAATTAACTGTACGGGGCTTTCGCTGAGCCCCTAATAACAGGTCTTCCCAGAGAGTGCGAAGGAATACATCCTTTGACCATGATGTCTTCTTAACGCTTCGGTACAACGGGACATAACCAAGCTTCTGGTTTTCCATCCGGTTGCTCCTGCGCTTACGTTCAGCATTAAAGTCAAAGAGCTCAGCTGTAGACATTGCCTCCCCCTTTGCTGTTTACACATTTAGAATGTGGTGCCATAATTACTCCTGTGAATTGATCCAGTACTAGAAAGTCATAGTGATCTGAGAGTCGTCAGCTGTTACCGCAGTTGGCGACTTTTTGTTTCCAATCGTTTTGTATAAGTCCTGCAATGCTCGCCCTATCGGACTCACCTCAGCAGCAATCCCTAAAGCACATATAACCGATGCTACGAAGCGCCAGTCAGTTCGGCTTAGCTTCGATTCATGACAGCCAATCATCTTTGCCATGCCTCGCTGGGTAAGCTGTGAGATACCAATAAGTACATCTGTTTCTGCACGATCAACATCGCGCGGGTTTAACTTGCTATGAGTTGCATGTTCCATTGATTAAAATTTCCGTGTTGAATAAGTAGTTACACCACCGGTTAGGTGGTTGGGGTTTCCCTACATTGCGGCAGGGAGGCTATGACTGTTAAAGAGCGGTGTTGCTTAGGCTGCTTGTTCTGGGTGCGGGAACAAGTGCGGTAAATCAGGGCGAATTTCGTAAGCTTGAATTTTTCCACCTGTAGCATTCACAATGTGATTTACATGCTCTGGTGACACCTTCGCCTTGTTGTGAAGCCACTTATAAACTGACTGCTGAGTAAGACCGCATGCAGCACCAAGTTTTTGTTGTGATCCAACCAAGGCAATGGCGGTTTTAATTACGCTGTTCATAACAACCTCCATTGTTTATCAAGATGAATAATAAAACCATAGTTGTTATTAGTCAACAACCCTGTTCGTTTGAATGATTACAACTTCGGTTGTAAAGTTGTGGGTATGAAAATGAATCTTGCAGAACGTCTGAAATTAGCCAGAAGAGAGGCGGGGCTCTCCCAGAAAAAATTGGGGGAGAGTGTTGGCGTATCTCAAGCGGCAATCCAAAAAATTGAAACAGGATTAGCTCAGAATTCGACAAAGCTAATTGATATTGCTGGTGTTTTAAAAGTCAGGCCTGAATGGCTATCATCTGGTATAGAACCAATGAAAGATGATGGAAAAAGTTCTGGTATTGTGTCTAAAATAGAAGATACAACTGGACGTATATACAGGGTTGATGTTTTGGACATTAAAGCTAGTGCTGGCCCCGGAACTTTCATGGTATCTGATTTTGTTGAGGTTATTCATGCTATTGAGTTTACCTCTGAGTATGCTCGCTCATTATTCGGAACCAGATCACAGGAAATAGTTCAGGTCATCACCGTAAGCGGCGATAGCATGGCACCTACAATCACCTCTGGCGATCGTGTGTTCGTAGATATATCTGTACGAAATTTTGAAACTGATGGTGTTTATGTTTTTGTCTTTGGTAATACTTTCCATATAAAAAGATTGCAGATGCAGGGGGATCGACTTGCGGTACTATCCGATAATCCTGTGTATGAGAAATGGTATATAACAGATGAAAACCAGCATAAGTTTTATGTGATGGGGAAAGTATTAATCCATGAATCAATTAAATATTACAAAATTGGATGATTTTAGAAGATTTAAGTAACTGATAAGGATATGGATGTGAAGAGTTTTATCGCGGTTTCAGCAATTGTTCTGGCTCTTTCTGGGTGTGCAGGCCAGCAGCCACCAAGCCAAGCCCAACTATCAGCAGCTAGTTATGGTGAGCTTCCAGCTAATTACCAAGATCAAATAAAAAGCCATTTCAACGCCACACTAAAAGACCCGTTTAGTGCGCAGTATACTTTTTTGCCTACATTTAAAGGATATTCGCAAGACGGGGCGTGGTCTCCATCTGGAGGGAAGTCCTATTTTGGATGGGTAGCCCCAGTTCTGGTTAACGCTAAAAATAGCTATGGTGGATACACTGGAAACCAGAAGTATACCTTCCTCTTTTCTGGCGGAACCTTGTATGACGTTACAGTAAACGATAACTTTGGCAGGGTTAAACCTGTAAAATAATAGCTTAAGGTATGACGGGCTATTCCCTGCATACCTTTTTTGTTCTTCTTGTTTTGATACGTATTTCCCCCACAAAGAAGATATTTTCAGCCTAAACATATCCATTTCGTTGCCCTCGACTACCTCCTAGAAGAATCACAGCCTCTAACCAGCCTAATAAAAACGCTCATTTCAAAAGTTAATCATCTGAAGTCTCAACAATTTCTCCTCACGAACTTCTCAAACACAACAAAAACCCCATAAATAAATAAAATAAAAACAACCAAATAAAACAAAAATCGTTTCACGACGCCAAATAAAACAACTATCGTTGTTGACACAATAACAACTATGGTTTTAAATACATTCATCAACACGGCAGGACGCACTACCCAACAGGAAGTTGGATGCTCTTTAACAATCAGAAGGTATGCCGAGAGGTGTACGAAATATCTAACCAATAACAGGAGGTGCCAAATGGTGCACTAAAGCGGTTAGACCGCAGCCGAAAGGCAATGCAGCAGTAATGATGCTGCCCTGAGTCGCCATTGAGCGAGCCTGTGTAGTGATGGGTCAAGGTTCATATATCAAAACAAGCTCCGGTAAAGCAGCGCGAACGCCAAACGCGCACCGGTTATTAGTGGCGATAACGCGACAGATACTCAATGGCATGAGCGCGCTCAATGCGAGAGTGTGAGTCAAAGAGTAGTTGGCTTTGGGATGTGGTGAATGCGCAGGCTGATGCGATATGACCTGTACTGGCGCGGAGACGATCCGCAGGGGTCACTAGGCGTGATAATGACCAGGCAAAGCACTAACCAAGCCGGAATATTTCAGCACCGGCCACCACACCCCAAAGCTAACTAACGGAGAAATCCATGAACGCAAAACAACGCTGCAAATTACGCCGCCTAGAGCGCCGTAGTGAAGAAAGAAAATCAGCCAATGCAGAGCGCCGGTTGGCAAACAAAATAGCTACCACGCTCTCTGGATGCTCAGAGAGAACAGTAAAAGCGCTATCACTACCTACACCAAGAGCAGCAAAAGAGCTTGAGGTTGAGGTTGAGGTTAAACGAAGTAACCACCGTATTTGGTACAAAGATACGAACCCGCTTGGAAGCAAGATTCATGCGGTGCAGAAATCACGCGGGAAGAGCATTCCCTTAATTTAGAGAGGTAGGTATGGCAGAAAGCAAAGTAGCGTCTATCAATATGAAGGTAGACGCCACAGAGGTTGTAGAGCAGATAAAAACAATATTAACCTTATTTAAACTTCCACCCACTGCCTTTGAGGGAATCCATCAGAAAAGCGTCGACTTGTTTTTTAACGACGTCCGTTCCCTGATTGATAGCATCGGCTTTTGTGATTTCTCTACCGCAATCAGCACAACTGACACCAACGAAGTTTGTCTCAAAGTCAAAATCGTCGGGCATCTTGAGCATCTCGCTACCGCAATCGGGACAGGAAATCTTCAACGTCTGATTTTCAAGCATAGTTAATTCCTTACTTTGACTGTGGAATAACCAACGTATCAGCTTTCCTTGACTGTGGAAAGTTAGGAACCACCTCGCCTGATGTGGATAAAAGCAGGCAACAAACAATCACAGGTCGCTTAGGCGGCCTTTTTATTGGGTGAACAAGGGGTGTGAGATGGAAGTGATTTGGAAGAATCCGGCCAATGCGCCGAAATTGGAGCGCGGAGAAGATGTAAAGGTCTGGGGCCTCGTTGATGTCTACCGATATCACAGCGTAACAACAGGCACCGGCTCCGGTTATGTCACTGAGTATATTTTAGATGGTGTGTTCAGAAAGGTCGTTGAGATTAGATATTCAAATACAACGGCAACTCAGGAAGAACTTGATTTTCTAGAGAGTGAGGGTGAATTTCACGAAGACTCACCAAACTGGCTGAATGATTGGATAAATGAGGATGGTGGTTTCTTAGGCCTGCATGGTTTCTATCGTCAGTATTATGAAGAAGGTGGAATGTATCACGATGAATTCGAAGTCTCGGCAGGAGGAGACTTGCAAGTGACAAGTAGCTGGGCCTCAGGACATCCTGAAATGGTCCTACTGGCATGGGCTGAGTTTGAAACACCTAACGTTCCAGAACAACTTCCAGAATAACAGGCCGCCTAGCGGTCTTTTTTATACCCAGAATGGAGATAGATATGAAAGGTGATAACGGAGGACCGGCATTTCCAGTTGCAGGAAGCGAACACAATTATCCGATTGAAGGCATGACAATGCGTGATTACTTCGCAGCTAAAGCGATGGCATCAATTGTGCGCAGATATGACGGTCATTCATTTGGTGGTGGCCCAAAATCACCTCAGTACAAAGAATTAGCGGAAGATTCCTATTTCATTGCAGACGCGATGCTAAAAGCCCGTGGCGAGTAATGCACCTAGCAGGTATTCACTGAGTATCTGCTGTGAGCAATCCCGCTCATAACTGGAGAATGACTGCTCTGGTTAGCTGACACGTTTTGCCCCTCTCGTTAGGGGCTTTTTTATGGCTGGAGGAAAGTATGTCATTAGCAGAGTTAACATTTGATTGCTCAAGCGTATCTATTGAAGGACTGAGATATGGTTCAACACGAGTTGTTGCTGATTCTGTCGATGTAGATGATTTGATTACTCAAATAAAGTCTGATGGAGCAGTAGATGAAGCACTAGAAATTATTGGAGAGACTGATGTTATTAAATGGCTTGAAGAGCGCGGATACAGCGTAAAAGCCGAGGATGACGCCGCTTAAATGCGGCTTTTTTATACCCGCTTCATCGCAAAGCGTAGGCGTTTTGCAATGAAACCAACAATCAAACAGGAGTACTCACGATGGAATTAGCTATCGCGGGTGGCACCGTCATGGGTGCTACCACAACAAATCATCTTCTTCGCATGCAGCATCACAAAGAAAACATTCTTACCTCTGCCAGCTTCACCCCACCACCTCGTAAAAGCTGGTTAGACAAACTAGTCGATATGTTGAGACAGGAAGGTAGACCATGAATGCATCAGTGATTATCGAGCTAAATAAAATCATCAGCGGCTTTAGCGAACAGACCAGTGAATTAGTTCTCCAGCAGGCCGAAGCGTGGGAAAAAGAAACAAAGCAGTATCACATCATCAAAGCATTAAGCCATCTGTCAGGGCTCTCCCACGAAGCATTAGAGCTGGCTCTTGAACACGGCGACAATCCAGAAATATTAGCCACCGCCCTATTCTCTATTCTCCAATCAGCAAGCCAGTACCAAACAGCCATCGAGCTTAAACACATGCAGGAGGCAGCATGAGTAACCAGCAGGTTATTAATCAGGTATATGGCCTGATTAACCCTCTTCAGCCTGAATTCGAACAAATTTGCTCTGAACCATCAATCAGCTTTAAGCGAGAGTCAGAATTTGCCATGCAGATTTTCGCTAACAATGACTATCTGGCTGGGGTGGCGATTAATAGCCCTGTCACGACATGTAGTGCAATAAAAAACGTTGCTGCTATAGGCATCACGCTTAACCCAGCACAAAAACTTGCTTATCTGGTGCCCCGCAAAGGCCGTATCTGTCTGGATATAAGCTATATGGGGCTGATGCATATAGCCCAGCAGTCAGGGGCTATCAAATGGTGTCAGTCATCAATCGTCCGCAAAAATGACAAATTCATGCGGACAGTAATCGATAGGCCACCGGTTCATGAGTTTAACGAGTTCGGAACGACTGAAGAGCGCGGAGAAATTGTTGGGGCCTACTGTGTAGTAAAAACTGACGATGGCGATTATCTGACACACACAATGCGAATCGCGGACATCTTCGCTATACGTGATCGTTCTGAAGGTTTTAAATCTGGTAAGTCCTCTCCATGGAGAACTGATGAAGAGCAGATGATCCTCAAGACCGTAGTCAAACAGGCTGCAAAATACTGGCCACGCCGCGAGCGCCTAGATGCTGCAATCGACTATGTGAACACAGACGGCGGTGAAGGTATCAATTTTAAAGAAGAACGACCTGAGAAAGATATCACGCCTGTCTCTGACGAGTCGGTGAAAGCAATTACGGATCTGCTTATCAAGATGAATAAGAACTGGGATGACGACCTTTTGCCATTATGCGCAACTATCTTCCGCCGTCCATTCTCAAACGCAACCGAACTAAGCGAGCTAGAGGCTCACAAGGTTATCGATTTTCTTAATAAAAAGGCGGCCGCATGATTTCTCCTGAATTAATTCTACAGCGCACAGGGATCGATGTGCTAACCGCTGAGCAAGGTGGTGAGGACTGGAAGGCCTTGCGACTTGGAGTAATCACTGCATCTCGAGCCCATGCCGTTTTAGCCACAGGGCGCGGCGGTAAAGGATGGGGAGAAAAGAAGAAAAGCTATCTAATGGAATTAGTCGCCGAGGTATGTACTGGTCAATCACCAGAGATTTTCGGTAAGCCACTTGAATGGGGTACTGAGCACGAGGCCGAAGCCAGAACCTTATTCGAGTTTATGGCAGGGAAAAATGTCAGCACTGAAAACATCATGTTCAAGGATGAAACATTGCGCACCGCGGCTAGCCCTGATGGGATTTGCTCTGATGGCTACGGCCTAGAGATAAAGTGTCCGTTCACCACCACTGTATATCTCGATTTCCGAGTGAATGGCGTTATCAAGCCGGAATACATCGCTCAGTGCCAATACAGCATGTGGGTAACAGGCGCAAGCGGTTGGTATTTTGCGAATTATGACCCACGCATGAAACGTGAAGGTCTTCACTATGTGTTGCTTGAACGTGATCAGGAAACCATGACCCAGTTTGATGAGATGGTTCCAGAGTTCATTGAAGCAATGGATTCTGTTTTGTCTGACCTAGGCTTCCAGTTCGGGGAGCAATGGAAGGTGTAAATGCGCCGATTAGCATTCTATCGGCGGCCTCATAACTCCACAGGGTTCAAGGAAAGCGTAGTTAGGATGCTCGGGAAAAGGCCAACGACAGGATTAGAGTTAGCTGAGCATTTCGGAATGAGGTTGCCTGAATTCAATAAAAAGATATACCAAGTCCTCATTGACACCAAAGTTGTGAAAGTCGTAGCCACGGAATGGGCTGAGAAAGAAGGAATCAGGGACCGAATCTATTCGATAGAGCGAAAAGCAAAACGACTTATCCCACCCCGACCAAAGAAAACAATCCCCATCAGTCTCAAGTCATTAGATTCAATAACAAACGGAATGAAGCAAAAGCATATCGACGCCGCCAAGCGCCGAGCAAAGCTTATTGCATCTGGTGAATACAGAGATTGGATGGACTAAGGAGATATTCATGAACAACCTACCAATCCAAACATACGAATCAGTAGTTCAGCAGCGTGATGCGCTTGAGAAGAAGCTGGCTGATATGGCGGCTGAGAATGCAGAACTGAAAAAGTTTGGCGATACGCTTTTTGAAATGAGCAAATCGCTTAATGGCGCTGGAGTTGGCATTCAGGGAAATTACGAGGTCGCCTGTCAGCAAATAGGCATTGATGCAGCTATTGATGCGTTTGATGAAATTGAAACCCCAGCCACGGACGCATTCATCAATTCTCTGATGGGGAAAAGTGTTGAAGCGCTGCAAATCCCTGAGTCATTCAAAATCATCGGAGAGAACATCCGCACGCAGGACAATAGAGCTACTTCCCATCCCCTGTTTGCAGTAATGCAAAAAAGAGAAATCGTGGTTGATGGTGATTACGACCATGACCGGATTGTTTGGTGGCATTCAGATGGTTACGAAGCTAGTGAAACCAAGCGTAGGAGATTGGAACTATTACACGATGATTTTCGAGATACAGGTGAGTGGCGCAGGCTGGCGGTGAAAGAAATTAATGAATTCGTCACTGCGTGCTTCACAGAGCAAGGCTGTAAGGACTACTTAGATGCCAACGGCCATAACCTGAGATATCCATTTATCTATGTGTTTAGCGCGTACCGTAACGCAGAATTTATAGCAATACGCGAGTGGTTGGCTAAGGGGATTAATGATGCACAGTAACAGCAAAGAGCGCGAGTACTTCATTTTGAGCGTTCATCACTGCTCTCGCGATGATGCATTCATTTTGATGTTTAGAAGTAATGACTCTGGATACGCATTCCGACTTCATGCTGCTGGGCGTTATACCGAGAAACAAGTGATGGAGCGTCTTGAGTATTACAACGATGGTGACTGCAATATAGCCGTGCCATGCGATGTGATTGAGTCTTTATCTTCCCCTGCTCCAGATGGTTACTTTGACGATAACGGCGGTGTTGTTGTTCTGAATAATGCAAAGAACTGGCGTAAGGCCATAAAGAACGCAGTTGCCAAACCAAAGTATGAGCCAAAGCCAGAATATCCACGCGCACGTAGAATCAAGGAGCAGAGCAATGACTAAGTTAACAACTGAGCGGTTAGATAAGCTGCAAGACAATTTATTGCAGTTTCAAGATGCATACAGCGATCCGGCAGACAAAGAGAACTACGACATATTTGTTGATGCTCTTCATATGCTTGATGAGTTTAAAGCTGCGAAAGAAAAGCTTATAGCATACGAACAAGCCGCTGAGCATCCGGCAGCGCGGATCACATGGGACGGGTCTGAGTTCAGCGTGAGTAATGTAAGCGAAGATTTTTTATACGGTGGCACTGCTGTCTATCTGGCACCGGTATTACCTAAACAGCCTGAACACTCACGCCAGCACTTTGAAAGCCTATGCAATCAGTTTTGGAATTGGGCTGAGTTAGACGAAATCGATCAAGATGAAGAACCGCGTCTTGAATGGAATGGTTCTAACTATACCCACCGCGTAACCGCTGCGCTGTGGAAAATGTATCAAGCAGCACCCGCACAACCTGTAATACCAGAACAGCCAGACGCTCAAGATTTAGAACTCTATATAGACATGCTCGAAAATAGCGATAGCGACGATCAGGACGGGGAATTAAACAACACTCAGCTAATTATGTGGCTCAAAGAGTTACAGCGCCGCCGCACGCTACCAGCACAACCAGCCAATGGAGATAAGCAATGAACAATATCATCAAATTCACAGGCAGTACTGACTGGTCACGCGACAAAGTTATCGATCATTTAGAGCGCTGTCAGATGGCTTCGTCTGTAACGATGCCGGCAGAAGGTCTTGAGCACTTACTCATGCAAGTATTGCGGTACATCGATTCGCAGAAACCAAAATCACAAAGGGTAAGCGAGTCTTGCAAAGCAGGAAACGACATTATTGCAGAACGTCAGCGTCAAATCATAGAGGAAGGATGGACGGCAGAACACGACGACGAGCATGCAGAGGGAGAAATAGCTTCAGCGGCTGCGTGCTATGCGTTATTTGCTAACGATCAGGGCTTCTCAACTCCGGCACATTGGCCGTGGGGTAAAGAGCGGTGGAAGCAGGCTGGCCAGCGCAGGGATTTAGTTAAAGCCGGTGCTCTCATTCTCGCTGAAATTGAACGTTTAGACCGCGCAGCCCCAGCACAGGAGAGCGAATGATGAAAACCGCAAAGGTTGGGATCTCTGCGCTTGTGGGAAGTGAACCCAATACGATCACTTATTACTCGGTAGATATTGATGGAACCAAGTATCAAGAGAGTATGCATAGCGGACGTTGGGAGCGTCTATTCATTACAACAAATGGTATGTACATGGGAGCCTCAGCAATACCCAAAACTCACTGGCGCAAGGTCACTAGCGAAAAGATTATTTCACAACTCAATGCAGCGGTAGCAGAGCATTTAGCAAAACAGGTAGGTGAATAATGATTAACTCGACAATTCAACCGGTAGAAGTTAAACGCAACCAAGAAGGCTACTGGACTCATCCTGAATTCGAGAAATTTTGCGGGGATCGTGAGTTTATTTCTACCGCTGAATTTGATGCATGGGCAAAAGCTAATGGCCTTGAGTGGACAGCTGAATATTGCGAAGAAGCACTTAGTGATTCATCTGATAGCTATGGCTTATCTGAGTGGAACGTCGAAATGCCAGAGAGCGAAGGTTGGTTTTGTGGCTCTATCCATGACACCGAGGACGGATATGTATGCATTTGGCTGCGTCATGCAGCACAGGAAGTCGAATAATGGCGTTTGTATCACAGGTAAAAAATCGCTTTCGTATACCATCAATATCATTCAGAATGACAAAAGAAGGCTCAACAGGAGTCCACGTTTCAAAGTTAACCCGCTTATACGGCGAGTGCATTGATATTGAGATAGACGAGGAAAGAAAAGTGCTTCGTCTTGTTTTGCATCCTGATGGGTTCCAAGTTGGCAAAACAGGCTCATTTTCATGTTCAAAAAAGATATTCAGAACCATTAGCCCAAAATCTAACAGCTCCGTAACGATACCCTTGGGGGTAGGGGTGGATGGGTTGCTGTATGGCTCATACGCTCACCTAGCACAGGAGCAGAAATAGATGGCGAAAGTTTATATCGCTGGGCCAATGACTGGATTACCGGAATTTAATCGCCCCGCTTTCTTTTCCGCAGCAGCTGATTTAGTAACTAATGGCGACACTCCGCTAAATCCAGCTGTGCTTCCTGATGGCCTATCCCAAGCTGATTACATGGCCATATGCATAGCGATGCTACAGCGTGCAGATTCAATATTACTGCTCAAAGGATGGAGCGAGAGCTCTGGGGCCTGTGCTGAATTGGCATTAGCAGAAAAGCTAGAACTGCAAATACTGGAGCGTAAATGACTCATCCAATTAACCAAGATTAATAGCCGCCTAACCAGCGGCTTTTTTATTGCCTAAATTTGGAGGATTTATGCCAGATGATATCGACAACGCCTCTAACCTTGAGCAGTTAGAGCGCGACATTGCATTAATGAACAGAAAACCAAGTCTGCAATTTATTGGGCGATGCTACAACTGCGATCACCCTCTTTTGAATGGGTGCTTCTGTGACAGTGATTGCAGAGAAGATTGGGAGAAGGAGCAATGGGCTAAGAGCCAGCGGAGGGTTGCATGAGTGAGTTTTCCAGTAATACGCCGCTCGAACATAAAGACCGGTGGCAGACGCCGATAGAGGTATTTGCTGCACTTGATGCTGAATTTGGTTTCTATCTCGACGCGGCAGCCGAACACGGAAACGCCTTGTGTGCCAGATATCTGACAGAGCGCGATGATGCATTGAATAGCGAGTGGGTAAGCTACGGCGCTATTTGGTGCAATCCTCCCTACTCAAACATAACTCCGTGGGTGCAAAAGGCCGCCGAGCAGTGCAGAGAGCAGAATCAGACCGTCGTCATGCTTCTGCCTGCTGATACATCAACAGGATGGTTTTCTCTGGCACTACAGACAGTTGATGAAGTCAGGCTAGTTATCGATGGGAGAATACAGTTCATCAATGCTGGAACTGGGAAGGTAGGGAAAAATGGCCCAGGCAAAGGGAATATATTTCTTATCTGGCGTCCATTCATCAAACCACGTTGCCAGTTTACTACCGTATCTCGCTATGAGCTGATCACAATCGGCAGCAGCATTATGGCAGGAGTGAAAGCGGCATGACATGACAGCAGAACAAGACAACGCGATCCGCAATGTGGCTCGGCGATGCAACGAGGCAATGAAGTCTGCAATAAAGTCCGCGCCAAAAAAAACCAACATCGACACAATCACCCGCCCCATTCTTCTTAGCTACTACGAAACAATTGAACCTATGGGAATTTCATTCCTTAGGTTCCTTTGGGTTATTGGCGTTTTGAATGGGCAGTTTGAGGATAAATGATGGATGAGCAATATCTAAAGGTGTCGGCCGTCGCCGAACGGCTAAATGTTTCACCTCACACAATCTACAGGAACCCTGTCAAGTTCAACATGTTCAAGGTGGGTGGTTCATGGCGTGCAAGAGAAGAAAGTCTGGAAAGTTTATCAAGCAAAGTTAACAATGCCATCCGGCTGGGTGTGGTCGGTAAGGAGTCAAAGAAATGCCTATCGTCAAAAGAGGAAGCATATACTGGGTCGATATCTCCGCTCCAGACGGAACGCGAATTAGGCGTTCTACTCGCACCGAGGAAAAAACGAAAGCTCAGGAGTACCACGACAAGCTAAAGCATGAACTATGGCAGGTTGCAAAGCTGGATAAGATACCTGACCGTATTTTTGAGGATATAGTTATCCTTGCATTACGTGATGCGGAGAACCAGTCTTGCTTTGAAAATAAGCAGATTTACGCCAGATACTGGTTATCTGTTTTCCGTGGACGGATCATCTCTAAAATCACAGGGGAGGACATAGCAAACAACCTCCCCACTCACTCTACCGCAAAGAAGTGCAAGCTATCTAATGCCACCCGTAACCGGTACAGGGCATTTATTATGCGATCATTCTCTCTGGCTGTTTCGTCTAGCTGGCTTAATGGCATGCCTCACCTATCAACGCAGAGAGAGCCAAAGGTTCGTGTGCGGTGGATTGAGAAGGAACAGGCAAGGATGCTTATCAGTGCCTTGCGTCTGGATTGGATGAAGGATGTGGTTTCATTTGCGCTGCTTACTGGCGCAAGGAAAGGAGAGATATTTTCTCTGAAATGGGAAAACGTTAACCTATCACGCCGTATTGCCGTGGTTACGGCAGAAAATGCGAAGTCAGGTAAAGCGCGACCGATCCCCCTCAATGATGAGGCCGTGAAAATTATCTCTGGCCGTAGCCGTGAATCTGAATATGTTTTCTCAGTAGACGGAGGCATCATTAAGGAGATCAGCCGCGCTGATTTCGCAAACGCATTGAAGGTTTCAGGCATCTTCGATTTCCGCTTCCACGACTTAAGGCACACTTGGGCAAGTTGGCACGTCCAGAACGGAACACCGCTGATGACACTGAAAGAACTCGGAGGATGGGAGAAGCTAGAAATGGTCAATAAATACGCTCACCTGAGCACTGAGCATTTGAGTCGTTTTAGTGGAATTGTCACGTTTTTGGCACAAGACGAAAGCGGCAAGGAAAATAGACCAGCCTTATCACTTGTAAACTACTGA